AAACTGGTAATCAAGACAAAACAGGTAAACATCAAAGTATGTCCTGAGTGTTGGGAGCCAGATCAGCCGCAGTTGCAGATTGGTATGTATCCAGTAAATGACGCGCAGGCTGTTCGTGAGCCTCGTCCAGATACAAGTTACATAACTTCTGGAACAAACGGATTGCAGACAAACGTAAGTGGCGGAACCACGGTGAGTGGTGTCGGTACGGTTGAAGGCGGAAGTAGGATATTTCAGTGGGGATGGAACCCTGTTGGCGGGGCTAGTTTTTATGATGCGGCGTTGACGCCAAATAATTTGAATTTAGTCGTACAACTTGGTACAGTTACGATAGCAACAACTTAGGAGTTGAATATGGCAAAGATGGAAATGCACTCTGAAAAGGGTGAAATGAAAAAAGACATTAATCAGGATAAGAAACTGATTAAAAAAGCTTTCGGTATGCACGACAAACAGTTGCATGAGAGCAAAAAAACTAACCTTTCCAAGCTTGCCAAGGGCGGTATGGTTGGCGGTAAGACCAATGAAGGCATGAAGGCTATTGGTCGCAANTTAGAAAAAGCCAAAGCCAGCGGCAAAGCATACGGAGGTTAATATGCCTAACGAAATGAAACCAACAAAGAAGAATAGCCCATCTATTCACCGTGGTGCTAACCGCGACAACTTGCCAGCATCTGACTATGCCCCTCCTCACACTATGGGAGGAAAAGCATTAGAAGAGAAAGACATTGGTTTTTCTGTTGAGATGCCCCGCCGCACAAACTGGACGCCATTGAATGGTGGCGTTTCTATTGGCGCTAATGAAAAAATTGAAACTGAAGGCATCACCATGCGCGGTCACGGTGCTGCTATCAAAGGCATTAAGTCTAGAGGCCCAATGGCATGAGCATGACGTACAGTGAGCTGGTAACGGCGATTGAGACGTATACCGAGAACACCTTTCCTGCCACAACCTTGGCGGATGGAACGGTTGTTTCCTCGACTACGCAGATCAATCGCTTTATTGAGCAAGCTGAACAGCGCATCTTTAACACCATTCAGTTCCCGTCACTGCGTAAGAACGTATATGGGACTATCAGCTCTAGTAACAAATACCTGTCAGCGCCTGATGACTTTTTATCGGTGTATTCAATTGCTGTTGTGGACTCAGCGGGCGTTTACACGTTTCTTTTGAACAAGGATGTGAACTTTATACGTGAGGCATATCCAGACCCAACGGCTGGTGGTTTGCCAAAGTATTACGCCATCTTTGGACCAACAGTAAACTCTTCTACGATCACAAATGAGTTGTCGTTCATCCTAGGCCCAACGCCAGATGCTACGTACAACACAGAGTTGCACTACTATTTCTATCCTACATCTATCACAGTATCTTCGGACGGACACTCATGGTTGGGAGATAACTTTGACACAGTTCTTTTATATGGCTCATTGATGGAGGCGTATACGTACATGAAAGGTGAAACAGACCTGATTGCTCTGTATACTGCTCGTTATAAAGAAGCGTTAGACCAAGCTAAACGTCTTGGCGATGGATTAGAAAGAACTGATGCATACAGAACTGGTCAATATAGGCAAGTAGTTACATGATAAAAAAATGTAATAAATGCATGACAGAAAAAGAAGTGTGTTTGTTTCACAAGGATTCGTCACGCAAAGACGGGTACCGTAATGTGTGTAAGGCGTGTATTTCTGCATACATGAAAACAAATCATGTAAAAAACAGAGATCATATTATTGCAAAAGCCGTTAAATGGGTTGAGGAAAATAGAGCTAGACATAACGCTAAATGTAATAGGTGGGCTAAAAATAACTCATCAAAAGTTAACGCTAGAACTGCACGCAGATATGCATGTAAAACTCTTGCCACCCCAAAATGGCTAGATAAAGACGATCACTGGATGATTGAGCAAGCATATGAGCTGGCCGCTTTACGAACCAAGATGTTTGGTTATCCGTTTGAAGTAGACCATATAGTTCCTTTAAGAGGGAAAAAAGTTATGGGTTTGCACGTTCCTTGGAATTTGCAGGTGGTATTGCAAAAAGATAATCGCCGTAAATCTAACAGTTTTGAGGTAGTTTGAATGGCCTTTACGGGTAACTTTACGTGCAACGTCTTCAAGACGGGGCTGATGAACGGGACGTACAACTTCACAAGCGGGACGTTCAAGATCGCTCTTTATACAAACGCAGCTACCTTAGACGCAACTACAACGGCCTACACTGCCACTGGAGAAGCGTCGGGGGGAAGCTATTCTGCTGGTGGACAAAATTTGGTAATTGCCCAGACCCCCACTGTGGGATCAAGTGGAACAATCGCGTACATCTCGTTTAACAATGCAGTGTGGACTGGCGCTATTACGGCACGGGGCGCGTTAATCTATTTGAGTGGTAGTGGAAACCCAGCTGTTTGTGTTCTGGATTTTGGAAACGACAAGTCAAGTTCTAGTACGTTCACCGTACAATTCCCAGCAATTACCAACACTTCGGCGATTATTCGCATTTCATAGGAGCAACCATGCACAAAGAACAATCCGGTTTTGGCGATAACGCCGTAGCCACATTGCAGGCTAATGCGTCCATTCCAGAAGGCATGGGCATTGAAGGCCATTACCACGTAGAGTGCCGTGACGCACAGGGCAACCTCAAGTGGAACGAAGAGTTCCCTAATTTGGTAGTGGCCGTTGGTAAGCAGTTGTTGCTAGACACTTTGCTCCGTACATCTGGTACATACACAACCACTGGCCCATTTTTGGGGCTGATTAACAACAGCACTACCTTCGCCGCTACAGATACTATGGCTTCTAAGTCATGGACTGAGTTGACTACCTACACAGTTGGCGGTTCAGCAGTGCGTGGTACGGCTGTGTTTGGTGCTTCTACCTCATCTGGTACAACCCCATCAAACGTCACTACGTCAACGGCTACGGCTATCACCTACACAATGACAGGTTCTGCTACTGTGTACGGTTGCTTCTTGGTGACAGGTTCTGGTGCAGTCAGCACAATCTCTAGCACTGCGGGTACTTTGTACTCAGAAGGCAACTTCAGCACTGCCAAGACTGTTACATCTGGCGATACCGTAACTGTTACTTATTCGACCACCGCGACTTCTTAAGGAGTCTTAAATGGCTCTAGCCCTCAATGATCGGGTACAACAGACTGGCACAGCCAACACCACGGTAAGTTTTACCTTATCTGGCTCTGTCACGGGCTTCCAATCCTTTGCCATCGTTGGCAACGGCAACACCACCTATTACTCTGCGTTTGATGCGACGGGCAACTGGGAGGTGGGAATTGGCACGTATTCAACGACTGGCCCAACTCTCACGCGTACAACCATTCTGGCATCCAGTAATGCAGGGTCAGCGGTCACATTTAGCGGCACGGTCAACGTCTTTGTAACCTACCCTGCTGAGAAGTCAGTCAATCTTGATGGCTCTGGCAACGTCAGTGCGTTGGGTACAGTGTCTTCTGGTACTTGGCAAGGTACAACTGTAGGCGTGGCCTATGGTGGCACGGGCGTAACTGCCTCGTCTGGCGCTAACTCAGTGATGTTGAGAGATGCTAACCAGAACGTATCTATCAACCGACTCAACCAAGGTAGCACAACAGTTACTGCGGCAGCAGGCACAACAACTTTAACTGCGGCTTCTACATTCAGCCAGATTTTGACTGGCACGGGCGGACAGACATTTAGACTGCCTGACGCTACAACACTGACTGCAACGACGGCTTTCCAGTTTAATAACAACGCTACTGGTACTTTAACAATCGTTGACAATGCTTCTGGCGCTGTGGGCACTGTTGCTTCCGGCGGTGCGGCTGATATTGCTCTGCTGTCTAACGGCACGGTTGCTGGTACATGGGACGTACACGCATATATCCCTGAGAACGTACAGTGGGGAACCAACTCTCTTGCACTGGGTTCTACAGTTATTTCTGGCGGCACATGGCAGGGCGGAACAATCGCTACGGGTTATGGCGGTACAGGATTGACAAGTTACACCGCAGGTGACTTGCTTTACTACACATCGGGTACGGCTTTGTCTAAAGTGCCAATCGGGGCAAACGGATATATTTTGACTTCTAACGGTAGCGCACCAACATGGGCGGCAAGCACATCTGCAACAGCAGACCAAGCGTACTACCTAGCCTTTATGATGGGATAAGAAATGGCAACCTACACAAACGTATCGTACGCAGTTAAGAACATAAGCACTGGCGGTTCGACTGTTGCAACAATTTCTTCTGGCACGCTGGGCGTGGCTAGTCTTGTGGTGTCCAACACCTCTACATCTCCCATCACTTGTGATGTCTACATTACCCGCTCATCAGTCAATTACTACATAGTCAAAGGCGCTACTGTGGCGGTTGGCGGGTCAAACGAATGTATCCAAGGCAACAGGATTGTGTTGCAACTAAGTGATATTTTGGTAGTAGTAGCCAGTGCAGCTTCTTCAGCCGATGCGTGGGTATCAGGAATATCGGTGGTCTAAATGGCGTTTATTGGTAACACCCCCACAACTCAGGCATTCACCCCAGCCGTTGATTACTTCAGTGGTAATGGTAGTACGACCGCATTCACGCTGTCTCGCCCAGTTGCGTCTGTGGCGCAGGTGCAGGTAACGATTGACAACGTAGCCCAGAATCCCAGTTCTGCCTACACAGTCAGCGCCAATACCATCACGTTCACTTCTGCTCCGCTGAGTGGAACAAATAACATTTATGTTTACTACACAAGCCCTATCACGCAGGTGATTGCACCGGGTCAGGGTACGGTAAATACCGCTTCTTTAACTTCCAGCCTATCGTTAACTACACCTACCCTTGTAACGCCAAACATAACTACGGGATTAACTCTTACTGGTTCTGCTGGTACAGCAGGTCAGTTTTTACAGTCACAAGGTTCTGGTGCTGCGCCTGTATGGGCTTCTCCCTCTGCTCAAATTGTTTCTTATTTAATTGTGGCTGGCGGAGGCGCTGGTGGTTACGCAAACAATGCTGGTGGTGGAGGCGGTGCTGGCGGTCTTTTGTCAGGCACCACAATAGTAGCGCCATCTAGTTCTTACACTATAACAATCGGCGCAGGGGGAACGGGAGTTTCTTCTTATGTTGATTCCACAGCAGGAGGTAATTCTTCTGCTTTAGGGTTAACTGCAATTGGTGGTGGAAATGGCGGCAGGAGTGGATTTGCTGGCGCGTCTGGTGGTTCTGGCGGTGGAGGTGGTGATACTGTTACTGGTGGCTCAGGAACTTCTGGTCAAGGTTTTGGTGGAGGGTCAGGTTCAAATAGTGGCTCAACTCAAGGCGGTGGCGGTGGCGGTGGCGCTACTGCTAATGGTGCTACTTCTTCTGGTGGTTCAGGCACTGGAGGAAATGGCGGAGCAGGTAGTGCATCCTCAATTTCTGGTTCTTCTGTAACCTATGCAGGTGGCGGTGGTGGTGGCTCTTACAACAACACAAGAGGCAGTGGCGGTGCAGGTGGTGGCGGCGCTGGAGCAAGCAGCGGAAGTTCTGTTTCTGCTGTTGCTGGCACTGCTAATACAGGCGGCGGCGGCGGTGGTGGTGGTGGCACAAATGGGTCAACTTACGCCCCTAGTGCAAATGGTGGCTCTGGCGTAATAATTATTTCCTATTCCGCCACATTAAAACTTGCAACAGCCACGGGCACATACACCCAGACTTCTTCTGGTGGCAACTACATCTTCACATTCACCGGTTCTGGAACCATAACTTTCTAAGAGGAAAATCACATGTCACATTTTGCAAAAGTAGTAGACGGCATCGTTACACAAGTTATCGTTGCTGAACCTGAGTTCTTTCAAACATTTGTGGACTCAAGTCCCGGTGAGTGGATTCAGACTTCGTACAACACACACGGCGGTCAGCACAGTAATGGCGGTACTCCACTGCGTAAGAACTACGCTGGTATTGGCTATTCATACGACCGCACAAAAGACGCATTCATCCCACCAAAGCCCTTCGCAAGTTGGGTATTGAACGAAGAGACTTGTCTATGGGGCGCACCGACACCGATGCCAACAGACGACAAACGCTACCAGTGGGACGAAGCAACTACTGCGTGGAAAGAAATAACAGAGGCTTAATATGGCAATCAGCCAAATAAACTCAAACGGACTTGCTCCCGCAGCAGCCGCCAATAATTTTAGTTCTGTAACTTCGTCTACTTACGGGACTCAGATGTTAATTGTTGCTGGCGGAGGCGCTGGTGGCGGGGCTACAGGTCAAGGCGGTCAAGGCGGCGGCGGTGCTGGTGGTTTACTAATGTATGACCCCGTTGCGGTTACATCTGGCACTTCGTATACCGTCACTGTTGGCGCTGGAGGTACTGGGTCATCGAATGCTTCTGGAACTAGCGGCGGTAGTTCTTCTGTAAGTGGATTGAGTTTAACAACTGCCGTAGGTGGCGGTGGCGGTGGCGGTGGCAGTTCTTCTGCTACAGGTTTAAATGGTGGTTCTGGCGGTGGTGGTGAAGAAGACGGTGGCTACGGAACTGGAACTGCGGGCCAAGGATTTAGAGGTGGAGCAAACTTTGCCGGATATACAGGTGGAGGCGGCGGCGGTGCAGGCGGCCCCGGCGGTGCAGGTTCATATATTTCTACTTCTCCGTTTTATAACCAAATTGGTGGTGCAGGTGGCCTCGGAGTATTTAGCGCTATCAGTGGAACGGGGACTTGGTACGCTGGCGGTGGCGGCGGGTCTTCTTATGGTGGGGGTGGCGGCACACCTTTTAATACGGGTGGCCCGGGGGGAGCGGGTGGTGGTGGTGGTGGAGTTGGAAGTAAGCCAGCATCGTCGTTAACTGCAACAGCAGGAACAGCAAATACCGGCGGTGGCGGTGGCGGTGGCAGCGTCTATTCTTACAATGGCGGCGGTTCTAGTGGCACTGGGGCTAATGGTGGCTCAGGCATTGTAATTATTCGCTACGCTGGTTCACAGCGTGGTACAGGGGGCACTGTAACTTCTAGCGGTGGATACACCATCCACACCTTCACATCAAGCGGGACATACACAGCATGAGTTACATAGGAAATTCTCCGACGACTGCCGCCTTCCTTGTAGATACATTCTCAGGGACAGGTAGCCAGACTGCTTTTACTATGACGGTCGCACCTGCGAATACGTCATCCATCATTGTTGCCATTACTGGCGTACTGCAAGACCCAAGTACCTACTCTGTATCAGGCACAACCCTGACCTTCTCAGCCGCTCCACCAAGCGGTACAAGCAACATCAGCGTTAGATACCTTGGCATCCCAGCCAGCGGAGTAACGACTACAGCCTACAGAACCGTAACAAACACAACCGCTACGGCAGGACAGACATCATTCACCATCCCCTCATACACAGTTGGCTATGTGGACGTATACAGAAACGGTGTCTATCTACCAACATCAGACTACACAGCCACAACAGGAACGACAGTAGTCTTAACCAACGCGGCAACAGTAGGTGACACCATCACCACTATTAGCTTCTATGTCAGTTCGGTGTTGAATGCTATTCCTGCTACTGCGGGTAGTGTGTCTTCGTCTAACCTAGCCGCCTTGTCTACCATCCCTAGCACTGCGGGAAATATAACTGTGCCAGCGGTAACTGGAACAATGATGGTTAGTGGCAATATGCCAGCGTTTAGTGCTTATAGGTCAACAACACAATCTATAAGTAATGTAACCTTTACAAAGGTTCAGTACCAGACAAAAGAATTTGATACAAATAGTTATTACGACAACACAACGAATTATCGGTTTCAACCTTTGATTGCTGGTTACTATCAAATTTCTGCTTCTGTATGTTTTGCATCTGCTAGCAATTTTATTATTTCAGTTTATAAAAATGGTTCTG